ACCACTCGGGTTGCCATGAAAAGACTCCGCTAGGAGCCCACCAATAACATGGAATTTGTGGCGGAGCACTTTCAAAAGTGCGTGGCGCGCTGGTCTATCAGCCACACCATAGTAGTGATCAGTGATCATTTGAAAAAATTCAAATGCATACTCGGGCACAGTGCCGTCATAGTTAGTGTAATCAAGATCAAAACCTTGTCCGTCCCAGGTATTCAAACCCTTGTAGTAAATGTCCCAAACTGCTTCTTTATCGGCACCTATGCCATGATAGTACTGAAAGCCAAAACGTTGCTTGTAAAAATCCAAGAAATGACCAAAGTACTTTCGGATGAGAATGGTGACTTCCAAGCCAGGTTGTTCAAAAATTCGTGTTTTACCAACCCTGACTTTGGCATGCGGGCGCAGCTCGTCTTTCATCGTTGAAACATAGAAAGTGACAAAAGCTTTGCCGTCCTCAAGTCCTGATTCACACTCGTCCAAATACTCCACAAACGTTTTTCCGTAAAACGCATTTTTGTGGTTCTTTGCGAAGTCTGAAAACTCATACTCATCTGGTAAAAGCTGTCCATCAGCATTTGTCTTTGAGGGGAGCTTCTCGAAGAAGTCCCTTTTACCTTTTTGACTGGTCGTCTTTGACCAGTAACCACACCCTGTGTCCATGACTAGGACACCCAGGCTACCGTATCCATTAATGGCCTCATGAGTGGTCAGTCGTCTACCGTGTTCTTCTGGGAACTTCTTTCGGTAAAAGCGAGTGACCATCATTAATTCATTAAATTTTGGAACTCCACCTATATCTCCATACTTCTGTGCATTTTGAATAAGTGGATTGAATGGTTGTCCGTCGTCTCTCACAATTGTCTTCTTGACTGAGGGCACAAACGTGTGCTGCCATGCGTCATGAGCCAAAGGGCTCAAATGAAAGGAGGTATTGGCAGGGACGAAAAATTGAATTTTCTCCCCGTTAATTTCTCCCTGCCCAAGCATTGGCATGTGTTTTGCCGTCCACGCTGTACACTGTGTCTCCGTAACTAAGATTTTACCCTTTTCTGGATCATCAGTTGGAACGTGTTTGACTTGAAGTCTTGTGTCAATTTTGAGCATAGCAAGCTCAACTCCTTCACGAGAAATGGGTGACATGATTCGTAATTGTCTTCCATCGTTATTCTCACCTCCGTGAGAATGTATGCCTACCAAGGGTCTTTCGACCCCAGCAGCATCTCGCAAATAAGGAGTACCACACTCCCCAGGAACACTGGGGATAGTGACTTCCATTCCAATACCGACTCCTGCCTTACAGTCGTACGGAGCATCATACTCCATGTAGCCTTTAGTGGGTGGACACCTTCGTGAGGGGTGATAAGTTTGTTCTTTTTTATCTTGTAAAAATTCCCAGTCTTTCTCACTCGCGAGGAAATGGTGAATTGAACGTACATTGTCCAAATTAACACCAGTAAGTCGCACCAAAAGTACGTCTTGATCCTTGTCCTTGAAAAAAGGATGTTGTGCGTTGCAGTGTTCTGCTCCAATGAATGATTGATCTAGTAGTTTTTCTCCTACAGTCCTACCTAAAGAGTCTTTATATGCAATGGTGACTTTATCTAAGTCAGCCTTGTCAGTAATGATTGCTTTTGTGTAAGAATGTTTGTTCATGAGAATATGTTTACTATCAAGAGCAAGAACGTTAATATCATAATCGCAACCAGCCCTCCTCCGGACATACAGCGTGTGCATATTCTTTGTAATGGCCTTAGCCTTATCCTCGGAGCATTGTAAAACGGATTTAACTGGCCGAGGGGCGGCCCCCCCCTTGAGGTTCTTTGCCATAACATTGTCATATTGTGGACCTTGAGCTTCGAAAAGACTGTTGATGGTGGTACCAACGAATTTCCGGACCAAGTTGCATACGAGAAAAAGAGCGCCGCCAATTGCGGCAACGCCAAGAACGTAAGGTAGATAGCCAACCCATGGCTTGTCATCCTTCTGTTCCTGCCATCTTCTCCTAAAATCTCGATACGCATCAAGTAGTCTCTTTGGTAAATAAAATCTACCCTCATCGACACCTGTCACTATCTCAAGCGAACATTTTGACAAAACTGGCGGAAGACGCCTGACGCGATTAGCTACAACATATTGTTCAAGCATATCAGCTACTTCAGGAATAGTTCCTTCATTGCGATAAACGCAATTCACTGGGGAACAGCTAACTGCTGTATGCCCACATGGCATCTTACTGAAATTACAGTATTCTTCCTCTCCAATTGGTTCAAAAGTGTGTGTGCGACGAATTGTTTCATGAATTGTCCGCACGCCCTTCGCATCCGCTTGGTTTATGTATGGTTCTACTACATCTTCTCCTGCACTCGTAAAATCATCATCACTAACAATTCCAGCTGCAAAACCTGGTTGCATTTCTATTGCCTCCAAGTCTGGTGGATCATCTCGATCAATGCCTAAAGCATAAGCAGCAGCTTGCATGTCATCAGTCCTACGTATCTTAGCGCCAACTCTTTTGGCAACTTGTGCGTATGTTTCTCCAGATCCAGAAGGGTGAATGTCATCATCCTCATAACCGATTATCGGTCCCTGTGGTGTTGTTGAAGTGGACGGTTGGCACGCTGGTAGCGTGACTGCAGCCGTTTGTTGTTTTTTAGTGAGTATTTTATCAATAGCTCCATCTACTTCTCCAACTGATTGAAGTTTATTCTTCTGGTGGGCGACAAGCTCTTCTATAAGAGCTGCCACCGTGATAGGAGTACCCGCTGAACCAACTCTAAAGTTGTGGCGAGTAATGTGAAAATGCGCGTCAACTTCTGCCATGAATTCGGCTTTAGTTCCAACAGCTTTAATTTTGTCTGAAAAAGCTGAAATATCTGCTTTGCCATCAGTCCCTGTACCACGAATGGTATATCCGAAAGGAAATCTCCTGACGAGTGCGGAAACACTCTTTGTTGACTTACTTCCAGAAAGAGTAGAAAGATTTGTAGTTGCTACTACCCAATGAGACGTAAACATCATGTTTTTGTCTGAAAGGTTAGCGCATGGCACTGGACAGGATGAACTTGATATTAAATTAATAATATCTTGAAAGTCCACATCGTCTGTGTTTTGTCCAAAGTCATCTATTATGACTATAGGTTGTCCAGTGTAATTGTCAAAATACTTCTGTTCAGGATTTCTTGGCATGGGGTATGTCTGGGAGACACATTCAGCGCGAGTTTCTGCAAGACCAAGTGCTGGCAAAAGTAGGTAAGGGAGTATTTTTGTTGAGAAAAAAGACTTACCACTGCCGGCTTGTCCTCGTATAAGGATGCCTGTTGGTTCCACTCGCTCAGCAAGACTACTGTAAAGCTTTGTTGCTCTTTCCATTTCTTCAATACACTTACCCGCCATATTAATCCAGGCGTTTGGGAAATTCTTGCACTTAGGTCCAAGTGATCGTATTTCTTTTGCGAAATCGGCAAGTTCTCCAAGATGGTCATAAGCTCGTTCGCCAGTCTTTCCTCGATAGAGTTTATCGGCAGCGAGTCTTCCAGAGATTTGAAGATCTTGCCATTGGTCAGCCCATAGCTTAAGCTTTTGCCCATTTTTAGTTTGCCAGTCATCAAAGCACACGGTCCCATCCACGAAATAATCGAATACACTTTGGATAGCGGTCCTAATGGCGTCATAAATTGTGCCAACTCCCCGGAGTCCACTCCCAATCTTTCCAAGATTGCCGAAGAACTCACTAAACCGAGAGAAAGCAAGCTTCTTAACGTTCGTGTAGTCGGTTGTACAGAATTTAATTCCGAGAACTCCTCCAATAATGGCTAGCAATCCGCCAGCCACCCACTTGACCCATCGTCCAGGTGAACCAACATCCATAACTGCTTGTACGCCGTCAGCAAACGGCCCTTGCGGTGAGAGTAGCGGTCCAATCGTAGCTACTTGTGCTAGTTTGTCCAGTAGCTGTGTCCCGTACGAACAGGCTGCGTAAGCTTTAAGCCCTAGAGCTGTCAAAGCTACGCCCTTCATTATCGTACTTGGGGCAAAAAAGATTGTATAAACATTGATGGATACATCCATAATGTTTACCGCGACCTTCCAGAATCTGTCTAATGCTTTATTTTCTTCTGGATCCGTAATATCGCCTTGGTAGACTGTTCGCTTCTCGCGAAACTTCTTCATGGCTGCTAAGCCAATGTCGACTACCTTATCTGCTAGATATTTGGTCACTCTGCTTGGTTGTTGTGGTTCCTCCTCACTATCTGAGTCAGGTCCTTGGCACTGAAATTTACTTAAAACAGGCCCAGGATTGGGTTCGATTCCCTCTGTTGTCAAATCTTTGACATAATCACTTCGTTTTCTCCCGATAACTAGTCGTTTCATACTCAAACCAAACGTTGGCGAGTATCTGGGATGCTCTCGTGTAATAGTCCCTTCATCATCCATGACCACTACCATAGTGGCAGTAGTTGGTGGAAACACGACGGCTTGACTCGTTGTCGTAGCCACAAGTGGCATCGGTATGTAAAGACGAAAATCGTCTCCGAGTGAAATGTAAACGTAAACGTTGTACGAGCCGAAAAATTCGGGTGTTCCTGTTGGATTTCCAGGTTGAATTGTCACATTGAGTGCGACGTATCCAAGAACTGACGTGTCTTCGTCAGCTGGATCTTGTTGCACAGTCTTGAGAACTGGGTATCTTTTGTAGTAGGGCATTGTCATAGTGATGGGTCCATCCTGTGGACGCCAAAACACTGTTCCAAAGCCAGACAAGTCATCATCAGCATATGCTTCTATCTCTCCGTAAACGGGGTGAATTCGCATGATTGTAGTATGCGAGCGCGATGCATCTGAAAAAAGGTGCATCCTAACACTACCATTCCAGTATTTCCAAGCTTGCATGAACTTTCCAGCCCACTTACCTGCAGCCATTGGTATGATAACGTCATCATCTGCTGAGACTGTTATTTTAGTGTAGTAGTATGGTCGATGAAGAACGTCAAAAACGCTCATGTGATTTCCCATACGTCCCTTCTTAAGACCACTACGTCCATTCCAAACTTTTGGTTGAACTTTCTTTCCAGTAGCGGTATCAATTTTGAGTTTGTAACCTTCGCACGGTGCACTTTGGGGAGCACCTTGAAAAGACCTGTACGAAACAGGTTGGTTCTTCTTAACTTTTCCAGCCAAGAATGGTGATGTGGGTTGAAACCACAAAGATCCACCTTGATCACCGCAAGTTCCAGCCTTAGTCCGAATGGGATTAATGACGTAAATGTCAAGGCTGCCCCATGGTTCAGGAGTACCATTATGTACATTCTGCGTGCGATTCTGAAACGCAAACGGAATAACAAGTTCTACTTCATCTTGCATCCCCAACACGA